TCGGAAGTCAATTCACCGTCAGCCGCAAGCGACTTAAGCATACCAACACCCACACCGAATTCTTCAGCAATGAGACGAGCAACAACAACGTTGTTCTCTAGAACAGAGTTAAGTTCTTCACCACGTAGCGCACCAGCAGCAAGACCCTGACCAAGCTGGATAGCCGAGTTAGAAATTTCTTGTGCAGTAGCACCGCCGACAGCACCCGCCTTGGCGAATGTCTCAGTGAACTTGATGATTTGTGGTGTACTTTTTCCTAGTGATTCTAAGCTGAGTGAGAAACGTTGGAAGGCTGTAACGTTGCCATCCACAGACGTTCTAGTACGCTTAGATACAGCAACAAGTTCTTTAAACACGAGAGTTTGTTCTCTTGTGCTTTTTGTAACTGTTGCAATTTTGTTGTTTAGATTAGTAATAGAGTCAGTAGCGTTAGTAATGCTTTTCAGCGCTACTGTTGCACCGAAGGCAGCGGTGATTGCTATACCTACGTTTCGGAATGTCTTTCCAAGCTTTTGCCCTTGTTGTTCTAGACGGTTAAGGGAACGGTCTAGCTTATTCAGAGATAGTTCTGCTGGGCGGGTGTCAGCCGATACCCTAATCTTTACTCCACTCATTCGTGAGTCTCCCTATTTTTAAAAAAATGCCCCTGACAGTAAGATTCCGTATTTCGGAAACACCATCAAGGGCGAGATTTAGAGGGGGGTTATTAAACCTATAGTCGATAGTACTTGTTCAATGAAGTACCTTGGTGCTTGTTTACTAGAGCCATTATTCAACGCCTCGATATGTTCGACTTCGTTGACAATATAGCCATCCGTAATGTTTCCACCTACTTCGGTAGTGGGTATGCCTGACCAACCTAGTCTTGCTTCTCCTGTATCAACAGGGGTCACGACCTTTAGCTTGGCAACCGCATATACCATCTTGGTTTGAATTTCAGCGTTAGCCATTTCCATGACTTCTTCTTCAATCTTAGCAAGTTCTGCTCTGTAGTTTACAACATCTAAAGATATTAGAGGCGCAGATTTAGCCATTATTTACTCCCTTGCCACGGGGGAACCCAGTTAGGGTCATCCCCGCCTTTTGCTTTCATCATCATGTCTAAGAACTTACCCTTGGGTAGAGATTTAATCTCTTGCGGTATATTGTCCTTAAGCTGTTTAAGTGTAGCAAAGACTTCTTCTGGTCTTCCTTTATAGCCTTGTGCTTGTAGTAAGATGAACGTCCTTTGGTCTTCTCTCCAACCAATGGGGCGCTTCTTAAAGTAGTGTGTCCACTTTATGAGTTCATCGTAAGGCATCTCATCTAAGAGTTTATAAACAGGCATTTTGAGTTCATGCGCAATTTCGTAAATAGTCTCTTCAGATGTGGTTAGTTTCCCGAAGGAGTACCGCCAAGGCCGCTAACTTCCATAATACTTTCAGTTAATGTATTCAGTTCACCGATAGGGAACGAATTGAATTCTTCGTTTGTTAGTTCTTCAGCACCAATGACTGTCAAACGTACAATGTCTCGAATCAAACCAATTTGAGCGTCTTCAGCTTTGCTCTTACCAGCAGCAGCAATAAGCTTTTGCATCTGTAAGATTTCACCAACGGTCATCTGTTTTACTTCGACTTCTTCTCCCATAAAAGAGACTTTTTTGGTTAATACTTTACCAACTAAATGTTTCATTAATCTAACCTATCTTTTTCTGTGAATAATTGAGGATTTGTTGCTTGGAAGTCATCTAACATCTTTCTCACTGTGTGTAGCAAGGATAGTGTTTCCATGATTTCCCGACCAGTCTTGGAGTCTTGGTCAAAGTCTTGAAATCTCTCAAATGATTTTCTAATACTAATGTCCACGCTACGGCGCATATGACGAAAGGTCGTACGCATAACGAAGGACTTACTGAATGGTTTGTCCATAAATAATTCCTTAATCGAGAGACCCCAGAAGGAGCCTCCCAATATATTGTATTAGCTTGCAGCGATAGTTGCTGGGCCAATGAAGTCAGACTGAATCGACAAAGTTAAGTTAGCTGTTGTCGCGTCTGTAAGTGCAGGATTAACCAACAATGCTTCAACTTTACCCTTGAAATAGAACTCAGTGTTGTTCTTGTCAAGAGTTGCAGAAGCGCTTTCGTCTGGAGTACAGGCAGAGTCTGTCATCAAGAAGCGGAAGGTTACGGATTTACCGATAAGCAAAGAAAGTTCGATGCTGTCGGCTGGTACGTAGTTGATTGTGATTTCAAGGTTCGGCGCATCTGCCTGACCCTGAACCTGTGAGGAAGTAGGTTGTCCATAAACTGGTACGTTTACGATGTTCGCAGGTGTACCGATTGATGGGAATTCACGTACTGAAGGGATGCGGTAATGTTCTGGGACACCAGAAACGTCACCATCGGCAACGTCAGCGGTTCCTGGAACAGAGCCAACAAACAAAGCGGCATATTCAGCAGCAGTAGTTGTTTCGTCCAATGGGACTATGGTGTGGATGTCGAGGTATGTATAAATACCAGCCGACAAGGATGAGATGTGAGCCATTTGTTATTCTCCGTATGATGTAAATGGAATGAAATAAGAAGCACTATAAAGTGCCGCATTAGAGGAATCAAGTCCCTCCATATTTATATATGATGTTCCAAGCTGGGTGCCAGCTGTTAGTGTCTGATTTTGCATTATAGTATCGAGGCAGTCTCCCACCACCATAATACGCCCTTGACCATTACCAGCGGCAACAAAGATTTTAACAGCGACTAGCCCTGTCAATTTCTTCTTATCACCACCGTATGCGTTGTTACTGCTTGAAGTAGGCAGAACTTGCATAGTAACGTATTCATCTTCCTTTAGTTTCTTACCCTGATAGTTTTCAGGAAAGGCAGGAATTCCACAGGCAACAAATGCTTCAGAAGCAAAAACACCTTCTATGTCTCCTAGTACTAAATCAAACATCAGGTTATATCCCTTGTCAATATGGCGCTAATAGTAAATTCATCATCAGTAAAATCTACAATATTGTAAACTTTTCCCGATACTGTTAGCGTGTCATAAACAGACAAATCTGGCCCACTCCGCAACATAGCGGTAGTTGTGAAGCCATTGCCTGAAGGTCTTTTTGTTGTTTCTATAATAACCTCTACTGTTTGAGTAGATTCGGTAGATACAACTCCTCTTGTGGAGAAGTCATAAGTCTCAACAGATTTAGAAGATAAGGTTCCTAGTAGTACTAAATCATCAGCAGCAGCAAACGCTCTGTCTACTGCGTCTAGAACGGTTGCTCTTAAAGACATTAATTAGCCCTCCACCAGAGTGAACCCATACGCCCTCCACCACGAACAAGTAATTCTTGTATGTGTGCTGTGGATGTATAAGGTTTCTTGGGGATTGTTTTAACATCTTGGTTAGAGTCAGATAATGAGATAGACCCGACAGAGATAGACTCAAAGGTTTGAATCTGGCCTCCTAGTACATCTTCATTAACCACTAAGTGTAGAGCTTGTTCAAACGTAGCAACCTTGACTTCGTTAGGCGTAGTGACCTCGTCTATACGTATCTGTGTACCCATTCTCTTAGAATAGTATACAGCGTTCTTACGAGGCCACGCAAGAGCTTGGGAGGAACTAACAGCGAAGCCAATCCAAGCATTATCATCAACTAACTGAGTAGCGGTGACAAGAGCTTGTTCTTTAACTTCTGTAGTTGCATCAGTCCATTCGGCACTATCAATGCGAGTAACAAAATATTCGTCAGCTTCTGCTATAGTAACATAGCTGTTCGTATTAAGTACTAATGCCATTAGTTCTCTCCTTTTTCATTAAGCGTGGAAGATAGGCAAGATGCCCAAGTTCAACGCATCCATTTTACGAGCGTAAGAACCGCCAGCACCGAGAGTTGCGTTAGAAGCGAAAGTAGAAGTGCTACCCGCCCAGTCGTAACCCATTGGGTGCATTGTGTATCCCCAGCGGTACCATACGTTAGTTGAACCACCACCAGTGTAAGAAGCCGCATTGCGGTCAACTTCAACAGGAGTAGGAACAGGCATTGCTGCACCAGCTATGGAGCCAGGTTTTACAACGAAAGAACACTTAGTTGATTCGGCATTCAAGTCTCCAGCTGTGAAGCCAGAAATCATTTGGTTGGCGCGTGTAAGAACCAAACGGAATTTTCCTGCGAAAATTGTGTTGAAGTTCAAGTTGCCATCGCTGATGAGTGTTTCGTCGATAAGGTTAGCGGCACGCATTTCGGCCATAACTTCTGGTGAAGTAACCAAGTACATGAAGTCTGGTTCGTAGTCTTTGAAAGCAGCTCCAACAGAACGGAACAAGCGTTCGCCGCGAGCAGCGCCAGCAGCAGACGAATCAAACAATTTACGAGCATCTGATGCACCAGTTGCAGCAGCACCGTGAAGACCAGCAGCGTTTACGTCAACGAACATACCTGTGTCGTCTGCGTCTACGTCTGTGTCAAATTCGATGATTCCACCATTGCCAGTACCACTAGCGTCCCCACGGGCAACTTCTGATAGGCTAACGCCTTTCATTACTGACAACAATGCGTCATGCTCGTCTTGTGCACGAACTTCAGCGAAGTCACGAGCAATTTTGCTCAGACCGTCTTGTTGGCTGATAGTTTCTTGCATGTTAACTTGCTCTGCACCGAAAGTACGAAGAGTCTTAACGAAGTCGGCAACGTCTGTACCGATTGAAGTGTATGAACCGTCAGTTGCGCTTGAAAGCGAAGCAACGTTTACGTTTGCTGAGAGTGGTTTGTACCAGCGGAATTGACCGATGAAGCTTTCGCCTGTAAGGTCGATACGTTGGTCGGCTGCAACGATACCAGTACCGTTCAGTTTCTTGGCGCTTGTGTACGCTTCATCTGAGTAAGCCGAGATTGCAAGTGCGATGTTCTGAAAATCAGAGTTAGTAATAGCCATTTTAGTTATTCCTTAAATATAGGTATAAAAGATTAGTAACCTATGTTACCAAGTTTTCCCTTAGCTGCAAGAGCAAGGATTTCAGTTGTAGATAGGTCCGAGATAGACTTCGGGCTATCGGTTGAAGGCGCTCCTGCAGGAGAGCCGCTGCCTGCGCCAGTGTTAGCCTTAACACGGAACAAGAATGAGTTTTCATCAGATTGTGAATAAGCACTTACATAATCACGAATTGTTGTACCAGAGGAGTGTACCCAATCACCTTCTTCGTTTTGAACGAGAGATGTAGAGATATCTGAACGAGCCATTTCACGGGATTTTTCACTGCGGAATTCCATTGGTGCTAGTGCGTCATTCAACACATTGTCACGCTTAAGTTTAGTTGTTTCTTCTTGAAAAACACTAATTTTAGCTTTGGCTTCCGCTAGTTCCATTTCTAACGCTTCTTGGACTTTGCCTTCTTCTTTCATGCGTGTTATGGTTGCTTCTTTAGATTTAGCTTCCATATCCGCTTTAAGTTTTAGGGCTTCGTCACGCTCTTTAGACATACGGTCCATGTTGTCTTTCATCTTAGCAAGACGTTCTTCAACGATTGCTTCAATGTCATCCTCTGGGGCCGCTACGGGTTCCTCTGAAGCTTCTACTACAGGAGCTTCTTGCTCTTGTACTGCTTCTTCGGTTACTACTTCTTCGTTTACTGGATTATCAGTACTCATTGTTTTATCCTTCCCTAGCACAGCTAGTGATTAAAAATTAATTATTGTGTCACAGACACTTTTATTCCTTTATCGTTACAAGATGTACAACATCAAGGTCCGATTCCGTACCAGTCATACCCCTCTTTGATAGGGGCTAGTACTTCTTTCTTTGTTATTCCATCTGGATTATCTATTAGTCCACGCTTCCGCGCTTCCTCCAGAAGTTCTTTATACGCTTTTCTGCTTAGACCTTCGCCTTTCATTGCTTTAAGCGTCTTTTGTATAGTATTGCCGTCTAGAGCATCTGCATAGATGTTCCTTAAAGCATCACGACCTTTCGTTGCGTCTCCTATATTGGTAAAGAAGGCATCGTGAATAGTTCCAGTATCCACTTTGTTCTTTCTACCCCATAGGTGGAACAGACGTACAAGTACAGCATCGTTACTGTGGTTTCCGTTAACACCTAGCCCGATGGACGCACTGGCGAGGTCTCCCTTGCCTTTCATTGCCCCATCTGTTGCAGAGTCTTGATAGATGTTACTAATCTTACGACCCGTAACAGGGTCAGTAAAATCGATTCTTGTTTGGACAGGTGGACGATATCTTTGCATCATCACCTTACCATCGAAAGTTACCCAAGGAATATCGACCTTTTTAGTGTCGGTCACATAAACCTTTGCGGCTTTTTTCCAGAAGTTAATAAACTCACCAGTCACAGGAACCTCTGATTCGAGGTACTTTGACATGATTTTAGAGATAGCTTCGAAGTCTTTTGGACCTACAATACCTGTGCGATTGTTAAATAGCTTGTCAACAAAGTCTTCCACATCAGGATGAATATTCCTAGACTCAAGTAACATTTTACGAGATACTGGTATCCCGCTGTTAACCACTTCTATGAGTTCTGTTCTAAACGATTTTAAATCCGCTGATACGCCGAAGGTACCAATCTTATCGGATTGTTTTATTTGGTTGTCAATAACCCTTAACCTTTCGGCAAGAGTATCTTTAGTTACTGAATAGTAGCCTTTCTTGTCTAAAACTTTAGCAACACCTTTAGCAACGTTGGCTGTCTTTGTAGCCTCACCTGCACCATAGAAAGTTACCATGTTCTGGTTCTTTGCGCCCTTTGTTAAGTCTCTCCAAGTAAGACCAGCTTCTCTGAGAGAGGCAATCTTCCTAAAGTCAGGGTCATCAATAGTACGTTGTGCAATAACGTCATAGAGTCTTTGCTTTTGTTTAGTCTGAAGAACATTTGATAGCTCTGATATTTCTCTATTACGAGTACTAAGTCCAATAATTTGAGCACCAGACGAACTAGCATCATTCTCAACCATAAGTTTTGTCTTGAATGAACGCATCAAGTCAACATCATTATAGTTACCACCAAGGTGTTTATCTAGTCTGTGGAGTTCAAGAGCCATTCTAGCAATCTTGGGTATCTCCGCAGCTTCGTCACCAGCGTGTTGAATGAGGGGATGTTCTAGGAACTCCCTAATTCTTCTGTCTCTTTGTGTTGGAGAAGAGATTAACTCTCCAAGCTTTAAGAGTTCTGCTTTGTTTCTTTCGAAAGCAGTGTGTCTTCCAGCCTTAGTAAGAATCTCAGTATCAATTCCAAGCATGGAACCAATCTGGGTCTTTAACTCGTCATAAGCATCCATATCAAAGTTTATAGCTCTGTGTGAATTTAAGAACGGTCTAACCATCTCACCACCTGTTGGTGTAAGATAACCAGTATGATAAACACGACCACGAGAGTCAATAAGGACGCCTGTCTTAAAGGGCTTGTTCCTTTGTCTATGCCACTTAACTGTAGACATGAGACCATAACCCGCCTCACCCCGTTGAAGGATTTCTTTACGGAAGTAATTCATGTCATCGTACTTAGCAACATTACCACGAGGGTCTCTGAATCGAACAACGTCATCCATGAAGCCTGAGAACGCATTGTCCACTTCATATTCAACGTTAGAAACGTGATTCATCATGTTAGCCATGTCTCTGTCAATTTGTTTAGCATCATAGTCAGGGAACTTATCGGCACTAATAATAGGTATTCCTGTGTCGTTACCTCTGGCGTCAAAGAAGGTCTTTTTACCTGCTCTAACGTGTAGTTGGTCTCTAGGAGTAGTAGTACCTATCCGTCTGCCAATGTATAGCCTACGGTTAGCCTCTTGCAGCCCTAGCATAGACTTGTCTACTACTGTAACCTCACGAGAGATAGTATCACCCCAACCCGAAGAAGCACGACCTGTTTCCACGTCATAAACACCACGTCTAGTAACCCCTCTCAGGTTTACCTTAATGAGTCCTTGTTCCTTCATGTAGTTGAGTATCTTAGAGCCTTCCTTGTGTTTGTTCTTAAGTGTTGATGTAAATCCAGGAACTATATCGTTTAAGTCTTCCTTTAGTTTTTCACCAATACTAATAGCTAGGCTATCATAGTCTGTAGATTTTCCTTCAGAAACCAATCTAACTGCTTTAGCTAGAATTTGCTGGTGTCTGGTCTGGTTTTTCTTAAATTTATCTAGAGCCTTCTTGTGAATGAACTCTAAATCAATAAGCTTGCGGTAAGCCTCTGAATAACCTCTTTTGTGGGATGTCCACCAAGAGTCAGAAGGTTCTCCCCACTTCTTTTTAAAGTCTAAATACTGTTTACGCATAGGTATAATAGTATCCAGTATATTCTCTTTTGTCTTTTTAATATCAACATACTTATCTGTAAGTCCGAGGAAGTAGGTTCTTAAGGGCGCTCTCCCTTGGTAGTATAGCTTGTCAGCTAGTTTACCAGCGTAGACCTTATCCCAAGAATCTGAATAGCGCTTGTCTTGTAGAGCCGTGGACCTTATCTCGTCAAAGCTATAGTACTTGCCCATAAGCTGTACCCGTGGTGACTCGTCTGCCTTACCCGATAGGTAGGACATGAAGAGCTTACTTTTGTCTCTAGAGCGTGTGTCTAGGAGGCGAGAGGTGTTCTGTACAGCAAAGCGGTATTCAGCACGAATAACAGAAGTTAAATCGCCCCAAGGCTTCTTATCTTTAGCATAACGTTCAAAGACAACCCGTAGGTTCTCCACGAGTACTGTTTGTTGATTGAGTGATACTTTGTCATCTAGACTAGTCACGAAGTCTTCTATCCAGTTCTTTTGTTCTGGAGTTAGGAGCTTAGAGCTACGCATAAAGTCAATACGTTCTTGAAAGAGAGTGTGGTTGGGTTCATAAATAAGAGTATTACGAACTTCCCCTGTAAATGGGTCTACTGAGAAGTTTCTCTCATCAAACACATTACCAACACGTCTCCTCGAAGACTGCTTACCAACTAGGCTGGTGCCTTTGAAGTCAGTAAGAGCTAGTGAACTATTATAGTCTGTTGCATCCAATAACACAGTAGTCTTTAAGTCTGCTTTGTGCTTTGGGTTATTGATTAGTACAGCAGGGGTACGAGCCTCGACCCTAGCTTGTTGTGACCTTACATTCTGTTTAGGTGTAAATACCGATGTTTGTTGTGCTGCTCTCCTTCTTAGAGCCGCTAGGGATAAAGCCTTACCTGCGCTGGTTGTAAATTGGTCAACAGTAAGTAAGCCCTGACGGAAGATATTAGCTTCGTTCTCCCCTCCTAGTACCTTAGATTGAACATCAAACGCTTGTCTCTTCAACCAAGCACCATAGCTTTCCCTTTTGGGAGGTAAACCATTTAGCCTTTGAGGTTGAATCTTCTCCACTTCCTTCTTCTTAATTCTTGTGGAATCTGTAGCAAGAATGTCTTCTTTAGACTTGAGCACAGGTACCATCGAAGAGCGACAGTTGAAGTGTAGAGGTGGACGATATCGCTTATCATCAACATCATATTTCTTTCCATTATGGTGTGAGCATATTGGGCTAGTTTTACTATCTAGTATGGCCGTAAATACATAACCATCAATTATATCTTTGTTATCATCTATGACCTTAGACACAGCAGCGGTCTGAGTAGACGTAATGGCTGTTCTAGTAAGTGTAGTAGCCTGATGCTCTGTTATCTTTGTAGTCTTTAAGACATCTTCGATAATAGACTTGTGGGTAGCACCAGTTGCTAACCCTTTTCTAACCTTCTGTTGGATACGTACAAGCTCACCTTTGGCAATATTGTTGACGTTTCCTTTTAGAGAAGGTGTGCCTTTCATAGAACCACCTGTTATATCAGCTAACAGTTGTTTATGAGTAGGTCTTGATGTCTTGAAAAATCCTCTTGTCTCTTTATATAAGTTATCGGAATGAAAGTCTAGTTGCGTTGCTGAGAATTCTTTCATTGAACCCTCTAGTCCAGCACTTAACTCCTTCCCAAATCTGCTAACTTCTCTAGAAACATCCGAACGGATATCTTGTGTAAGAAGTTGTTTTAAACTCTGGCGGTGCCTCTTAAGGACACGTCTGTTATTAATTTGTACACCATTCTCGTACAGACGAACATCTGTCATATGGCTTACAACGTTATCAAATATTTTATCATTAATTGACATCTAGTACTCCATTGAGTAGTTAGGGTTGCTTTTTCTGATAGGTATTCCATAAGGACCAGCGCAGACAATTCAGTATACTATAACTGGGGGCTAATCCATAATCTTTTCTGCTGCGAAGTTCTTTGTACCAAGCTATGTAAAGTTTTATCATATTTACTCCGCTGTGTTAGGAGTGGCCCGTAAGCCACCCCTCCTTAGTTTATACTTCAAAATCAGCCTTATCATCAGGAACTTGGTTGGTTGCACTGAGTGGGTCTGTTTGAATCTGTTCTATAGCAGCAGCGTCATCGTAGTCAGCAGGTAAGAAGTCATTGTACTTGGCAATGTTAATCCAAGTCTCACGACTAATCAAGCCACTCTCATACCATTCAGAAACCAGTCTCATGTTCTCTGTTCCACCAACAGTGGCGGCAAAGTCTGAGGAAAGCTGGAAGTGAATATCATTGCCAGAAATTTGGTAGCCATACTTCCAAGTCAGCATAAAGGCAATAATCTCTTGCATTGTTCCTGAAATCTTAGCGTTAAGGGTTCCTAGCTGTGCTGTCTGCGATGAGTTACGTATTTCTAAAGCTACCCCAGAAGCGGCTTGCTCTGGCGATAACATACGAATACCCATTTTAGCCATCTCGTTGACGGTCTGTTCAATGGCTTTCTCCATATCGGAGAGAGCGCTAGTGGGTGTCTCTAGCACAGTAATCGAGTCACTTTGACCGACACGCAGCCAAGTACCAAGACCAGCATTGACGATTTCTTCGAATTCTTCGTCAGTGATGTCGCCTTGGACGATTGGCGTGTAAGTTGATGCGCCATACATTAAGTGGTTACGTCTAGATACTTTGTTGTAGAGAGCTACTTCTCTGTCAATCAAAGGCATAAGAACTGGTTCAACAGGTTCAATCTGACCATTCAAAGGCCACGCTGGTATACTGTTTAAACGTTGACCGAACATCACGGGTTTGACTGTGTCGTATAGTTTAAAAGACTTATCGCCTGTAGTGGTATCTTCATATCTTTGTGTAGTAACACCGTTAGTAATTTCTACTTCATTATATGCACTGTCTTGGCGGTAGTAGTCCATAACCAAGTAACCTTCTTTATCAAGGTAATGGTCACAAACAGTATCGACATAGTTGGGGTGCCATGGTTGGTCATCTGTATAAGTCTGTTCGATGTAACGAGTTACAATACGGGTAAGAGTCTTGATGCGGGTAATAGGGTGTACGTTAGTCTGTACATTAATAACGTTCTCAGCCTTGACAACAACAGGATAAGGGGCTACCTGATTGCGCTCTTCATCTGTCAGTGCTTCTGACTGTGCATCACTGAGTTTAGGGTAATCAACAAACACCCAACAACGTGAGGTCTGCAGTTCTTCCCATATAGCTGAGTCTAGAAAGTTAAAGAGTGATTGACCATCTAGTGTAAAGTCTTTCTCAATCCAGTTAGTGGCTTCTTCTACCAACTCAGGAGGAAAGTATTCTGGTAATCCAAACTGTGACTGCTTGCGTAGTAAAGCACTAATCAAAACCTTACAGTATTGTGCAGTAAGTCCAGGGAGTTCGGCTTCAGCCTTGTAGAAGTCGTATTGTTGTTGCGACATACTGGGGGAAAAAGGAATCAACAAGTTAGAGTAATCGAATTCAATAAATTCATCATGACCTTTAGCTTGGGCTTGTCCCTGTAAGATGCTACGAGATTTAGACCATAAAGGTTTAAGACTCTGGTATGAGTCACTTGGGTCTGCTACGCTCTTATTGACAGCGGTAGATGGTTTTCTAAGTTTAGCCATATTGTGTCCTCATTTATAGTGTATGAGGCTTATGCCTCTAATATGTTTTAATTATTGTTAGTTATTAATAATACATACATAAACATACTAATCATTAAATATGTTTATAGATATATCTTAAGATACCCTTTAAAGAACCCTTAAAGAAACGCCCTATAGTCATTATTCAAGGGTATTTTTGTTGATGATAATAAGGGGAGAAATCGTGATTACTCCTCCCCTCTAGGAGAGACTGTCAGCTTGAAGTTGAATCAAACTGTCTCTTATATATCATTATCCAAGGGCGTTTATTCTTTCCACTTATTCATTATCTTTTCACCGCTTCTACCAACGATATAACCACCTACACCTACAGTAAGCAAGTCCCAAAGTTCTCTAGGCAAATCCAGCGTAGATACTGAGTAGGGCATTGCAAGATTGATTATAGGGAAAAATAAGTAATTACAAGCTACAATAGCGGTAATGACCATCATAAGGAGTGGTCTCCAAGTGGCGGTGAGCCAACTACCAGAGGTTGCTTCTGCTTGTATTATACTTGCCTTAGCCTTCTCTAAGCTATCAGTGTGTTCTAATAAGCTTAGACGTATCTCTCTTTCAGCTTCTTTCGCCTTATCTGCGTCAGGAATTACTTTCTTAAGTACATCTCCAAATATAGGAGCTAATAGTGTTATTAGGGGAGCCATGGGTCACCTTTCTTATAGGTTAAGGTAGCATATAAAGCTACTGGTTGTCTTCTTCATATCTTATGTCTTCTGGGTACTCTACTGTGTCACCTGGCTGATGTTCCCTTAGTATCCCCTGTTCATAAAGAAAAGTAGAACACCTGATATAGTTGTTATCAGTGAAGGTGACTAGTTTAATATCAGCAGAGAAAGTTCCCGCTTCTTCGTCTTCACCTGTTTTGAGCATGATTTGTAGTCCGAAGGGTGTGTAATAACCCCCAAGAAACTCACCCTCAAAAGGGAGTGTTGTTGCTTCCATAATGATTTCCTTAAGTTACTCGATACACATAGATTTGTGCTGTTAGGTTAGTATAGGCAACCCTAGATAAGTACGGTGTGATAATTACCCACAAACGCTGGTTTCCAGAGAAACGAGTCAGAGGTACAACTTGTGCGGAAAATCCCCACTTAACATCACTCATGGTCCCATTGTAACCGTTAACAGAGCCAGTAGCTCCAACGTTTGCCACGTAAGTATACTGTGCAGCACCCCAACCACTATGGGTAAGGCTAGTTTCAACAGCCCAAGTGTATTGTTCGTTGTTATCCTGTCTTTGAGTCCAAGTCTTGCTGTGTTCACCAACGTCACCGAGGTAAGCAGAACCAGACCAAACACGCATCTGACGAGATATAACAACACCGTTAAACTCAGCGGCACCAGTTTTAAGGATACGCCAACCAGTACTACCAGACCTAAAGTTAGTGGACTGTATTGTGTTACCAATTTTAGCGTTGGTAATGTTACCGTCTACAATCTTAGCAGTAGTAATAGCAGCGTTAGAAATCTTAGCGTTTGTTATAAGGGAGTTATTAATCTGAGCAGTATTAGTGATAATACCAGAAGCAGCCATAAGACCACCTGTAATAGTGTTAGCTTTAATGTCACCACCTTGAATAGAGTTAGCTATAATCTTATCAGAGCTGATACTATTATTGCCAATCTGTGTAGAGACCAACTGGCCATCAATATCTTGAGCTTCAACAGCAGCAATAACCAAAACCCACTCAGTACCTGTGTATCGGTAGAGTTTACCGTCTTCTGTGTTGAAAACCTGTTGACCAACACCACCTTCTGTAGGTAGGCCATCAACGTCTTCAATAGGATAGAGTCCTTGGTCTTCAAACAAAGCACGAATACCGTTCTCATAGGCTTCATCGTCAATAAAGGTTGTTGTAGCTGTAACAGGTCCAGCATAGCCAGAGAAGTTTCCTGATGTATCTTCCGCACGGACCCAGTACCATCTCTGTTGAGATATACCAAGGTTGCCCCTGTGAAAGTTACTAGCAGGTGTTACTGCAATCAAAGTAGCATTACCGATACTATCGTTGGCTGACTCCCATACTTGGATAGTCCTCAAGTCTCTATCCGCAGGGTTAGTCCAGTCTAACTGAACAGCTTCAAATATACCATTAGCGGTAAAGTCTGTTGGAGTTCCTGGAGGTGTAAACTTACCAGCGTTCTCCCCCTGAACATACGATTCTTCACTAGGTGAGCCGTAAGAGCTTACAGCAGAAACCAACACATCATAGAGAGTGTCGGGTTCAATCCCAAAGATTCTGTAGGTCAAGAGTCTAGTTATTATAGACCTATAGCTAGAGACAGGCTCACTTTGCTTCTTATACTTTATCTCAAACTGATAGCTGCCTGGATGGTCCCAAGAGACATCCATGTAGTTCATGATAGTACCATCGTTGTTTGTGAAGAAACCCATATCTACCCTGAGATTAGTTACAGGGTCAACTGTGAAGTCATAGACAGGTCTTTCAGCATAAGCAATATCATCGTCGATATTCCAAGCAAGCATGTTTATAGTAAATAGATAACCAGTAATAACAATCGTAAGGTCAGCATTAACAGTAACAGAATTAACTCTATAGATTTCGTTATCAATATCAAGTATTTCTGAGTTAATCTTGAAGAAATCTCCAGGCTCTAGGCCAATAGCTTTCTTACTCACGGTAAAGCTTATGTTCTTAAGCTCACGTCCCTGACGAACCATCTGCTCTGCCTTAGCAAGAGCGTGATAAGGGTCCGTAATACCTGTTGAGTTGGCAGAAGTAGTGAAGGGTTGTTGGTTATCCTCTGTCATGAATTGATTATGTACAGAAGAACCCGTTTCAGGCCAAGTCATCGAGTCCTGTTTAAAGTCCTCATGCTCGTTCATAAAAGAAACTGTTGCTTGATTAAGCCTTTCGTTAGCTGACAGGTAGCTTACTGATACTGTCTCCCTAACAATGTCATCATCGTCAAAGTTACTGTTAGTAGCCACTAGGCTGTTAAGAGCAGACTGTCCAGAAGGATACTCTAGGAGTAGTCTGTACTTGCCGTCTGAACCCCAAACTAACTCAGCAAGGCCCATGGTGTTAAGAATAAGTTCAATGTTGTCTCTTATCTTATCGCCAGTGTCTAGTGTCAGGTTACACTCGTATAAAGGTATGTTCCTTGTAGGCACATCTGTTGGGATGTAGTCCTCTTCGTCATCTCTCCAACGATAGTATATGTTAGTGTCATCTGCTTTGTAGAGACTCTCCTCGCTACCCTCATTGGGGAACTGTTGGAAGTTTGCAAAGGTCAGAATAGGTTTAACACCATTAATACGTCCACCGATTCTTCTATTAGAAGTAACAGTAGTAGCGCAAATCTGAGAAGAACGGTAGAAGGAGAAAAGGTCAATCTCATCCAGAGATAAACCACGACCATACTGTGTGTTAGTTAAATAGTCTAGAAGAACCAGTGCAGGGTTGTTAGAGTAAACCTCACCTGTAACGTTTAAACTACCGCTAATACCTCTAATCTTACGACCCTTTACCATATACATTGGAGTAGGAACGCCACTATAGCCTGGCTCCTTGCTTCTAAATCGGTATACAGAGGTTGCGTGAGCACATCCTGTGAACCTTTCTGAAGAAGGAAAATCGTTTGCAGTAGCCATAGCATCTGCTGTACCACCTTGGTTGTGGATGTTTATCCTGTGGTGGAACTTAGAGTCCTTTGTGCCATAAGGTTTGTCATCGACATACACATACTCTACACCTTTTATATCTCCTTGGCATAGTACTGACTGTACATAAAGAAATTCGTTATCACTAGCCGACCAAGTATTGTTAGGTAGGTCTTCTATAATCTGTTTGTTGGCGTTATTTGAAGACGCATTGTAAGTTCTACTTGTCTTGTGTCTTGTTTCTATGCCACCAATGGCTTGTTTACCATAGACTACAGGGATGTTCTCTGATTCACCACGAGTGGGAACCATAAAGCCTCTGTTGTCCATAGCCTCTTTTTTGGCTTTCTTCTGTTGCTGTCTCTGATAAAGAACAGAGGCAACCATAATAATAGCCTGAATTGCGAGTTCTACGCCCATTATTTCTTACCCCACTTTAATTCTACTTCTGAGTCAGAGAAGATGTTGTCAAAAGACGTATCCGTGCTGCTAACGTTATCCATACCAGCTTTAGAAGTAATAAAGGTATTAACTCTATCAAGGTCTGACATAGCAGAAGTGCCTTCAATAGTAGCTAGTTTTGTTTCCCAATCAATAATAATCTGAGGGGAATCTACAAAGCCTTTATAAACATCAACGATATCTTGGGAGTTAAGCATCGGATTGTTGTTAGAGTCTACAAGACCTATACGAACCCGTACTGACTTACCAACAACGTTGGCTTTGAACTCTGCACCTAACTCGTTGTTAAAGTCTATTAGGATAATCTTATAAGCTTCTCTGTCAACTACTGTGCTGAACTTGGGGCTATCAATCTCAAACAAAGCACTCTCAGCGTTATAGACGTTACCGCCGTAGTTAATATCGTTAGAGTAGCTTGTTAAATAATAACTGTTGTTAAAATGCAAATCTATCAAATAGAAAAACTCTATGTTCCCATCTTCTAGCAGCTGTTGTACTGCTGGTGAGAATACTCTCATTATACTGCCTCCACCAAGCTTATAGTCCCTGAGTTGCTCAAGATACCGTCTTGGAATACTATTCCCTTAGTGCTATCAACATCACGTAGAAAAACAAATTTACAGTCATCTTCGACTCTTACATTAGTATTTCCAGGAACGTTCTGTTGTAGCGGTGGGTAAATGTTTACTGTTCTGTTTGCTGTACCATTCATGTCTGCATCATCTACGAGGACATAGACTTTATCGTGGTTAGCGAACTTGATGAAATAACCTTGGGGTAGTAGACCCTGTTGGCTTGAGTTATTAAGAAGACGTATAGAAGAGTCACCTACTTCAGCGGAGTTAGACAGATTAACATAGCCAATCATACTATATCTGTCGTGTACTTGAGCAATCTGTGGCATAACCATGGAGTCGGGTACGTGAAAGTTATACATGGATTCTACAAAGGCTCTACCTACCGCTTCATTCTGTGGTAGGGTCTGAAAGGACATTTCAAAACGTTGTGCGCCTTGGCTAGCCCTTAACTTCTTTAGTGAGATAGTATCAGCATCAAACATTGGTTCGTTAGATGTGATTGTTAGGGGCGCTATGATAGGCGACCCTTGGTATAGGTAATTTCTCATTATTAAGTCCTAACTGGTCTGGCAATAATTGGTATTCTTGATTCGTAGAATGTTACCCTCATACGATTAGTAACACCAGAATTATCTTCGTTTGTTGAAATCCAGAACTTACCTGAATTAATCATTCCACCTTCATAGAAGGCAATATCGCCCAGTTTGGGCTTCTTATTAGCTACAATTTCATAGCCACAATATTCAATAAATGTTTTAACGCTGTAACCCTTACGGGCAAGCTTAACTAACCACTCTTTAGTGGAGTTCCAAGGTGTATCAACAATGTCTCTAGCCTTAGTCTCGCCTCTTAACTCAAGGTCATACTCAGCAAGTAAAGCGAGACAGTCATTAAGACCCCTCGTATATTCTGTGCAAGATTCTGTTATTAAGGTTATTGTGCTGGTTGCTCGCTCAATCGCACCCTTTATTTCTTCTTCTGTGTAATACATCCTAATACTCACTCTCTGTGCCGTAGGGTCACGAGTAGGGGTCTCCAATGGGGGTAGCCATCAGATAGTCTAACTCGTGTCCTCTAGGTACGCTACAGGCGCTCTTTGATAAACATACGGACTAAGTCTGCCACAATGTCTGAACGCACAATATCATCTACTTCAAACTGAACAACAGGTAAGTCAATACCAGAATCATTCACTTTGTTACAAAACCTTACTAGGTCTCTGCCGTTATCGACATCAGACTGTGCAGGGTCTCCCATTAGTACTAACTTTGTATTCTCTCCAATACGTGTTGTTATTGCTTTTAATTCATCCATGCAGAGGTTCTGGGCTTCATCCACTAGTACAAGTGAATTTTCATAAGAACGTCCACGGATAGTTTCTATGGGTTGTATTTCTATTTGTCCTTTATTTAACATATACTCAAATTTACCGCCTCCAAAAGCCTTGCGGAGAACTTCTAACATTGGCATTAACCAAGGGGTCATCTTCTCTGCAATAGTTCCTGGGAAGTGACCTAACGACTTTCCTGTGGGTACGTTGGCACGGGTCAGAACAATCTTCTTATAACCGTTCTTGCTGTTCGAAAACAACTGTGCAACCGTTCCCGCACTACAGTATGTTTTACCTGTACCAGCGCAACCCATCGTAGCAGTAATCGGGAAGTTCTTGATAGAATGTACAAGATAGTCTTGCTTTTCATTCTTAGGTATTACATTAAAAGAGCAAAGGCTCACTACGTTATCGTGATTCTTTTTCTTTTCTGCATAGCGTGATTTACGTTTGGACATTGTTAGTTCCTTGTAAGAGAGTTTAAGGAACAGGGTCAAGGGTTTCGGAAGAGGACTCTTCCTCTGAATAGACCCTGCTTGTATTGTACGGGCTTTGTGGTCTCCTTGTGTGGGTCTGTTGTTACACCATCATTCTGGCACCCTCGGCCAAACTACAGAGTAAGGAAACCCATCTTGATTAGTT